GTCTCGACCGGCTGCCGGTCCTTCTCGTACTGGTCAAACCGCCCGCGCAGCATGACCCCCAGGTTCTTCATGTTGTCGAATGACAGGTCCATCAGTACCCCTCCAGTTGCGCCGGACGATACGCCGGCACGCTATAGTGTTGGTTATTCTCGTAGCGTGAATAGTCCGTGGCGTCGTATCTCTTGTTGGTCAAAAACATTGCACCGTACTGCCCTCCCTCGACTAGGTGAGAGCATGAATGCGTCTTGTCCGGTTTGTCGTCGTACGCCTCCTCCACGGACATCTTCTTCCGCCTGTACTTGTAGTCGGAGACCATGGCGCGAATAAAGGTCTTACACGCGGGGTCGATCAGCACCAGGGGCTCCCCGTCCGGGTAGGTCGAGAACAATTCATCGAACGCTTTGATGCGTACGTTGGGGTCGTTGGTAGCCGCCGGCTTGGCAAAATAGCCAGCCTCCTTGAACTCCTTGAAGCACGTCCCTTCGTCAGAATCAGCGCGACGCACACCGGCCGGATCTCCAGCGACTACGATGGGGTTGGTCGGGAACGTGGTCATCTGCATGGGGGTGAACATGCTGCGAATGTACCTTTTGGTTCCCATGTCAAACGCGGGTGTCTCGCGCAAGATGTATATTCTTCCGTCATGCTGCATCTGCATCCATAGCCCTGCCGGGGTCAACCCAAAATCTTGCCCTACGATGACGGGGAGAAAGGGGTCTACTGGCAGCGGCCGCTTAGATACATGACGCTCTCTGTTGAAAGAGTCATGGTACACAGGTTTACCCGATTGTGACGGCGGGTACTTGGCATGGACCACGGTGTCGACGTACTGCTTGGACTTGCCTTTAGACAGCTTTTCGTAGTACCCGTAACCCCCGTTAAGGTTCTCGATATTGTCAGCGTCATGAGCCAAACCAGAGGGTTGCTTGTATGTGTCGCAGATAACGACGCTATTCTCATCCTCCTCGTCGATCGGCATTTTCTCGAATACTTTGTGCCAGTACGTCCCGATACCTGGAGGGTTAGTGTCGGCTATCAACAGCCAGTAGTTTGATCCTCCCATCTTTTTCGACGGGTAACGCTCCAAGCGCCCCTGCAAACCCTCTACAATCTCTCTAGGGATAAATTGACATTCATTAAGCCACGCTCCTGTAAGCTCGAGGCTTAGGAGTTTCTGCACGTCGGCAGGAGTATCGAGGGCGCGGAAGAGTATCTCCGCCCGGACATCGTTAAACTCCAGCTGGAACGTACTCGACGACTCTTTCCATTTTCCAAGCACACCATCAGGTACCCAGTCACGCCACGTCTTCAGGGTTGTGTCGAGCAACTGCTGGCGTACATTACGCACTACAACCCATCGGCTGTAGCGGAATCCGTCAGGGGACACCTTCTGCTGAGCACACCGGCGCACGATCTCCATACAACAGCCGACTGATTTACCTGAGCCGAAGGGTCCCAAAATAGCTTTGAAATCCGCGTCTGACTGCATAAACTGCGATACTATGCGAGGAGCTGTGTATTTGAGGTCTATATTTGCCATTTGCAAGGCCTCTTGTGGCGCGGCGTTAAAACTACGTCCTCATCAGACCACCCTTGCTGCATCCGGTTGTACAGCCCTCTGCTGGACATCCCAACCTCAGCGGCCCACTCAGACACCCGTTTGGTTACCCCTGCAACAGTCAACTGCGCGGCGTTCTTCAAGCGGACCTTGCGCCCTGCTGCGAGTACCTCTTCTCTAGGGAGTGCTTCACCCTCTACCACTGCGTCGATAGAGCCCCACTGGCGCAGTCGGTGCTGCAGTACGTTGTAGGTCAGTCCCAACTCATCCGCCCACCCGCGCAGAGTGTTGGACTTGCCTTTGTACACCACCCGAACCCCGCGGCGCAGCCTGAGCTGAGCTGTGCTCAACTTTTTGCAGTGGGCATCGTCGTACTTCATCCCTGTGTGAGCCGCACTTATGCGTGCATTGTGCTCTGCACTGTTTGCCCCTCGATTCGCTATGTCCGCCGAAGCACGCATGTTGTACCCTTTTGATGCGGCAGACAAACAGTCTATTGCTCTCTGCTCGTAAAAAAGCAGGTCGTCGACACTGCATAACAGTAGGGGTTCAAAAATGAACGCTTCCGCGCTGTACTTGTTCCAGGAGTTTTGAAGCTTCCGCGAGTGGTGGTCTTTCCGGCGCAGACTATTTCGATGAAACCTCCACCGGGTACTCAAGCACTTCGCGCTCCCTACGTACACCTTACCGTTCAGCAGGTTGCGTATCTGGTAGATGCCACTTTGTCCTTTGCTGTCGACGACTGGCACTAGACCCCGCCCTTCCCGGAGGGGCTGGTCTTCTTGTCGTAGGAGCGGTAGGCTCCGAGCCCGAGCATCCCAATAAGCACCTGCATGGTGATTGTGGTGTCGATGACCGGGAAGACGACAACCGACCCGAAGAGCCGCGCAACCCACGTCATGAAGGGCTCGAGGACTGCGACGTAGGCCAGTGCGAAACCGCACGTCCAACCGATGAAGGGCCGCCAGCCGGCGACAAAGATTTTCTCGCTCTTGGCTTCCTCGAGGTTGATGGTGGTCTGCGCCGACATGGCGGCGTTCTCCAGTTCCATGAGTTTCTGCGTGATCTCTGCCTGCTTGTCGGCCGGCAGGTCGCCGGTGATGGCTTCACGAATATCCTTGGCGAGCTTGCCTACGCCGCCGAGAAGGCCTCCGACTGCGCCGCTTGAAATGTCTGTCAAAAAACCCATGACCTTCCTCCTAGTCTGCAAGTTCGATGTGCGGGCGGTCCTTGAAGCTGTGCTCCAGGGTGTTGAAGTCTCCGTCCCAGTCCGCTCCCAGCCGTAGCTTGATGCCGAGTACGGCGGCGACACCGAAGAAAACGCCTGCGAGAAGGGTGAAGGCCTCGGTGTCGTTCCAGTTGATCGGGTACGGGGCGACGTCCAGCGCCTTCGAGGGGAGCGTGTTGTGCTTGCCGTTGGGGAACTTAACCTGCGAGAGTCCTTTGGCGACCGCTGCGTCCTGGTCCGCCTGGTTGCGGTAGCCGCAGGTAATCGAGAAGTCGACGTGCTTAATCACCTCGTCCACCAGGCGCTTGAGGTCCGGGTGAAGGGTGGCACGCTGTGTCAGTGAGGATGTCCCGAACTTCGGCATGCCTACCCCCGCGCCAGAACGTAGAGTGCGACCCCGGTCGTGATCAGGGTGCAGATGATGGGTATCGCCAAGACCACCCGCAACGACCCGTCGAACTTGGTCTGCCAGTCGCGCAGGGTGCTGATGTTGATGTCGTGGGTGCGGATGTCCCCGAAGGCGCGGTTGACGTCGCGCTCGAGTTGGTCCATTTTCTGCTGCCGGACAGCGTCGGCAACGAGGATGGTGTGCAACTCGCCGATGAAGGTGTCCATCTTGTTGAATACTTTTGACACGAGACTCTCGAAGCGTAGAAAGTCGTCCTCGTGAAAGCAGTCATGGTCCTGGGGTTGTTTTCTCGGGTCGGCCATGGTGTCTCCGTAGGGTTATGGGGTGTACGTCAAACCAGCCCTTCGAGCCAGTTGTGCAGCTTCTCCGGCGGTAGTCGGTGGATTTTCTTCTCCTGAAGGGCCAGTCGGCCGACTCGGTGGGCGCAGCACCCGATGAGCTCAGAACAGAACCATTTGTTCTTGTCGTCCCACCCGGCGCCGAAGGGGACACCGATCGCTCCGTAGATGTCGTACCCTTTCCCGAGTTCCTCGGCGAGCAGGTGAAACATCTCCCGTTGTTCTTTCTCGGTCCAGGAGAGCAGGTACGAGCGTTGCCAACCGCTCTTCGGGTAGATGAGTGTCCGCTGCGCCACACCGTGTGAATACGTGGCGTCAATCACCTCCCCGTTGTCGAGGTCGGCGGCGACGTGGGCATAGTGGTAGCGCGTTGCTCCTTGAATCAGCAGCGACCCGGGGAGGTAGCTGCCGGAGAACGTCACGCCCACGACCCGGCGCATCAGATGGACCCGAGGATGGCAATTGCGTTGTCCCGGGCTTGCGCCTTCTCGGTGGCCGTGGCAGCAGCCTTGATCCGCTCCTTGCCGATTCTGCGCTGGGATTCCCTGCCGTAGAGCAGCTGTTTCCACAACCTGATTTCCGCCTGGACTTTCAGCACCGTCTCGACATCCGTCGTTGCCGGGGCTGTCACTTTCATAGCTTCTCGCTCCGCCCGCAGTCCAGGAAAACAAAACGTCAGGGCGTCGGACTCCATGTCATCGAGAGTGGGGGTCACGGCGGCGAGCCAGTCAACGAGCTCCATCTGCTTGCCGCAGTAGATCATCGCCTGGTTGCCCGTCACCGTGGTGTACTTGGCATCCACCTGTCCGGCTGCGGAATCGACCTGATGTTGGGCGATAGCGTCCATCTCCTCGCTGGGGATGCCCTGATCAACGGGTGTGTCCCCGGCGACCGTCCCCATTTGCACGGTTACGGTCTGCCCGCCCTCATCGAGGTAGGTCCAGACGGGATCAGCGTCGAGAACCTGGCAGGTCGTGAATGATCTGCCAGTGAGGATCGGCCCTAGGTAGGCCAGCACCCTGACCCGGCAGTACCGCTCGCCGGTCGGAGTGGTCTGAACCGGGGTGTTGACGAAGCCGCCGAGGTAGCTTTCCTGATTTTCGGCTTCAGGATTGGCAGGGAGTCCTAGGGCAACCCATTCGGCGGCAACGTCGGCAAGGGTGGACGTGGAGAGCAGGATAACGGTGCGGTCTGCGTAAATATTCATTTTAGGCTCCATACTTCAGGGTTAGCCTTTCGAGTTCGGCTTTCGGATCAGCATGCTGGATTATTGCTAGGCTGGGGTAATACCCGCTGAAGTGGTTTGCAGCATTCCGACTGCCAACCGAATAAGTCGACCCAATAACAGCATTCAGTAGCGAAGTTGCATCCGTTGTCTCCTGCCAGGCAGTCCACGCTCCCCCTTGTGGTTTAATGCGAATCCCCATCCCTGCCAAGGACTGGTATGCCTGCACCTGAAACGGCACGTCCTTGGTGTGCGTGTAGGTGGTCACCGGGCCCGCAAAAGCACCGGCCACGACTTTGTAGAATCTCACCTGTGTTGCGTTGGCGTAGACTTCAAGGTAGTTGTTGGCGTCGGCATGTGAGCCAAAAAGCACCGGCGTTGCTTGACCCGTAGCGCCGGGGATAGCCTCAACCCAAATCCCGAAGTCATTCACGGGGAGGACGCCAGCGGTTGGGAGGCTCAGGTTGGTGGCGGCTCTGGTAATACTCGTGAGGCTGTCGTTGATCGGGTCGAAAATCGGCGGGGTAGCGAAGGCTTCTTCTTCGAGTTGAGGGAGGATGAACTGTATATTCGCCCCCGCAGGAACTCTTAGCGCCAGTGTTGTTGTCGTTACCGACGGTGTTATATTGGTAAAAGTTCGCGCTGTAAATGATACTGCGGAGTCAAAATCGTTCCACACTGCCAAGTTGTTTCCATCAATGATACGCGCCGCGTCACCTAATACATATATTTGCCCAGAGTGCGGGTTGATGTTGGTGGTTGGGCCAGAAAAAACAACGTAAGAGACCCCACTCCCCGCACTATTATCCAGCTTATACACCTTCCCGCTGGTGCATATCCCAATCAGTCCAGCCGCAGTCAGTGCAGCAGTATCATCAACTACACTCAGCACAGCCGCAGCGTCACCGCTCTTGGTGATGCCCGTCGTATCCACCGGATTGAACTTCCGGCAAGTCACCTTGTTCGTCCTCGCTGGCCAGTTGGAATAGCCGAAGTTCGAGGCGAACGGCTCTTGGTACCACTTCTTTGTACCGGAACGCGTGGGGATGCTGATTGAGGGTTGAATGGGGGTGCCGTCAATCTCGGTGTCGTACCACGTAGGGATGACTTCGCGGACGGAGACGTTGTCGATGGAACCAGAAATAAAACCACCACCCGTAAAAAAGTAAATAACTAGAACACCGGCAGCCACTATTTCTTCTGTGAATGTGCCAACAGTGGTTCTAGCTGTCCCCGCTCCAGTACTGCCAACATAACCTTTTATATTACTTGAACCTGTAGAGATATCGGTAATTGTATATGTTAGTTGGTAGCGTTTCCCCGAAACAGGTGCAGGAACAGTGGTTTGTGACAGGGTTGCAGTTGCGGTGAGATGCGCCTGTCCTGCTGATATTGTCACGTTGGTTTTAGACCAAACGGTGTCGCTATCAAACCCCCCATTAACCACCAACTCCGGCCCCAACTGCGCCCCTTCAGCTACAGTCGTGGCCAGCCGTCCCCCCTCAAGCGCAGGAATCCCCGCAGGAGACGTGACGAGGTTGCCGAGGTAGTCCGTGGCCGTGAGCGGACCCCCGGTGTACGTCGGGGAGGATTGCAGGAGGTTGAAGAGGTCGGTGATGAAGCGGGGGAGGCCGGCCGTCGGGGCACCGGCTCCGAGCATCTGCATCTGCTGCAGCCCGAGGCGGGTGAAGGGTATCATCAGCGCATCACCGTGCAGTAGGCGCTGCCGGCCGCGGTCAGCTTGATCAGCGCGATCTTGTGACTTG